ATAGACATCGCGGATGTCGTCGGAGATGGCCTTCTTCTCTTCTTCCAGCCGCTCGATACGCTCGATGATGGCCTTGAGCTGATCCTTGGCAAAGCGGGTCGCGGGCTCGTCCTGGACGGCGGTTTGGCTGCTGTGGCCCATTGCAGCGGTCATGCGGATGCCCCCACTTCATGCAGACTGCGATACTCGACCGGCACCTTATTGACCGTGGCGCTGGCGATGCCTTGGCGCATCCCCTCCGAAATCCCGCGGTCGGTGTAGACGACGACCGCCTGAGCGCCATGCATCCATGCATGTCCGGCGTTGATACCGTAGATCCGCTCTTCCTTGATTGTGTCGTCGAGAACGCCGTCTTGGGTATAGAGAAGATGACTGGCGAACGGCGCCTCGCCGCGCATCAGGCAGTCACGGATGCACTCGCGCGCATAGGCAAGATTTCCCTCGACGTCACCGGCGAACGGGGATTCCAAGACAACGCGGCGCATCGCGTATGGCGGGATGGTGTGGCGGTGCTCGATCTCGTTCATGCCACCGCATCCAAGCTGGCGGGCTCCACAGCGTCGAATAGCGACGGGATTGCGATCTCGCGCTCCATCGCCTCGAGATACTTGATGCCGTCGAGGAAATAGCCGGGGTTAAGTTCGGACGCCCTGCCTTTGCGGCCAAGTTTCAGGGCGCGATATGGCACTGTGAACAGGCCGCCGAACGGGTCGAATACCGTCTCGCCGGCGGCGGAAAACCGCTCGATCAGCCGATCGACGATGTCGAATTGCAGCGGGCAAATGTGGAATTCGAGGCCCTTGCGAGACTGCTCACCATTCAGCGTCCGCATCCGGTTCACGTCGTGCCATGTCCACGGCGAGCTAGCGCCCGGCGCCAGCGCCATGAACGACGACGGCAAAGCACCGCGGGCGAGTAGCGCCTCACCAATCCGAATGTGGCTCTCGTAGCTATAGACCTGGTTCAAGGACCATTCGGTGAAGGTCTTGGCGAGCCTGTCCGGTCCCATGGTGGCGAGCTCGTCCGGTGTGAGCAGTCGATCGCCCGATGACCTCCAGAACGAATGAGCGTCCACCTGCCAGCGCGCGAGGCTGTATTCCTCCTTCGTCTTGGACACCTTGTCGTCGGCGTAGGCCTTGGACCGGTCGGACGGCAGCTTGCGGAAAAGCAGGACATATTCGGGCGAGCCGACGCCCATCTTGGTCCCGTCCTTCCGCATTTCGGTATAACCGAGCCGATAAGTCTGGTTGTTCTCTCGCACCACGTCCGTGTTGATCTGGATCATCCCCATGTAGGCAAAGCCATGAGCCTGACAGTGGAATAACGTCTTGGCGTGGAACGGATTGACGGTCGGCATTCCCATGCCGGTGACGTTGCCGAACAGAATCCGGTCCTTCACGTGGCAGGCGTAGACCCGGCCGGGTTTCAGGACGCGAAGCAGTTCCGGCGTCAGAAAATCCATCTGCTTGAAGAAATGATCGTCGCCGTCGGTATGACCGAAGTCGTTGTAGCTCGGCGTATATTCGTAATGATTGCTGAACGGGATCGACGTGACGATCAGATCGACCGAATTATCGGCCATCGACCGCGCTTCCTCAACGCAATCATTGTTGGCGACAAGCCACCCGTCGCCCTTGGCTTCAATCCTCTCCATGCCGATCGAACGCGTCAGAACCTCGGCGGCCGACAACTCGTTCAAGCCATACTCTCGGATAATTTCGCTCATGTTGTCGACCATCTCGTTATGGCGCTCCCATTTGGCTTGGAGCGTTCGCAGGATTTCGCGCTCGCTCTCGGCGTAGATGATGTGAATTTCGACGGTCCGGGTTTGCAGGAACCGCACAATCCGATGCACGGCCTGAATGAAGTCGTTGAACTTGAAGCCGATGCCGAGAAAGATCGCCTTGTGGCAATGCCGCTGGAAATTGCACCCGCTGCCGGCGATCACCGGCTTTGCCGCGAGGTACTGGAACGCCCCGTCGCTGAAATCGATGATGGTCTGTTCGCGATCTTCGAGGTCTTGCGTCCCATAGACTGAGCGCGCCGCCGGTACCGCCTGTTCGATCGCCCGGCGCTCATCCTCGAGGTCATGCCAGATGATGAAATGATCCTCCGGCGACGCTGCGATGATCTCCTGCATCTTCGCGATACGATTCTGCAGCGTGTCGCGCTTCTCCTTGCTGGCGCCGACAACGCCAATCGCGCTGTCGCGGAACATGATGCCCTGCCCGTCGCGATCAATACCGCCGTCGGCAAGGTTGGTCTGGACCTCGTGATAGATCACTTTGAACTCGGGAACGTCGTATCCCTCGTTCGAATGTCCGAGGTCGGACGGACGCTGCAAGAAGATCGCCCAGGAGTTAAGCCACAGCCAGAACTCGCGCTCCTTGTGCGGATAGAGCGTGAGATTGTTGGCCTGGGTGCTGTCTCGCTGGAAAAACCGGGTCAGGGCCTGCCCGGTATCCATGATGCCGAGGAAGCCCGCGTAGTGGATCAGTTCCTTGTATCGGTTCGGGCTCGGTGTGGCCGTCGCCACAAAACGGAAGCGCGATGCCGAAAACAGCGAAAGGAAGGTCTGATAGGTTTTCGAGCCATAGGACCGGAGGACTGACGCCTCATCAAGGCTGACCGCGGCGAACTCATTCGGATCGAGTTTGCCGTCGCGCACCGTTTCATAATTAGTCATATAGATGCCGGTGTCCCCGGCTTCCTCAATCCGGCGAATGAACTTGATGTCAACGCCGAGCATCGCACCATCGCGGCGAAACTCCTGTCGGACGCCGAGCGGAAGAATGATCAGGCCGCGGCCACTCACTTTGGCTGTAACGATCCGCAGGATCTCGATCTGGATAACGGACTTGCCCAACCCGAAAGCCGCGAAGATCGCGCGACGGCCGCCTCGCACCGCCCATCGCACAATGTCGCGCTGGTGCGGCTTGAGGATCTGATTGATCTCGCTGTCGCCGATCTCGAAACCGGAAACGGGCGCCAGCTTGATCTTGCCCTTGAGGAACTCGGCGTAGTTCATGCCGCGCCTCGCCCAAAGAACAGCCCGGAGCGGTAGACCGGGTACTGGTGCTTATTCTTCCGTGGATCTGACAGGCAAGGCCGCACGGTGCCGGTGCGGACGATCACACCATCCTTGATGGCGCGCATCCAGACCGCGCCCCAGGCGTTGGGGTGTGATGGCTTGGCTTTGCAGAAGCGGAGAACGTCGTCGACGTGAAGCTCACACTGGCGCCGCGCGACGTGGCAGATCGCAGCATAAGCCGCTTCGCCAAAATCCGGGTTGCTGAACACCTCGGCGAATGCGGCCTCGGTCATCCCGGCATCGCGGCGATGTTTTGCCCAATCGAATAGGTCGGCGGATTGCGTCATGCCTGCATCTCCGCCGTATTGCGGACGGCCTCGGCCAACATTGCTTGCAGTTGGCTCTTGGTGAGAACTTCAGCGGGGAGGAAGCGGTTGCGATAGTCTGCCGACGTCTTGTTGACGGGGCCGCGCTTCGCCGCCGCGGCCCGGCACTCGGCGCGCTTCTTTTCCGTTTCGCGGCGGCTTTTCTCGCGCCACCAAGCGCGGTTACGCTCGCGCTTGAACGCCTCCTCGCCCGGAATGGCGATCTTCTCCCGGCCGGAATAGGTGCAGATGCTCCCGCGCGACGTGCCGAGATCTGCGGCAATAGCGTTGACGTCGAAGCCTCGCGCCGCCAATTCGATCAGGCGCGCGCGGCGTTCGGGATTCCAGAAGCGACTACCCATTACGACGCCCTCCCTTTGAGTTTGATGGTGAGAGTTTCGATGATCTGCGCGACTTCGGGATCGCTTTCGACGAGGCGCTCGTACTTCTGAACGGCGTGGATCGCCGTCGTATGGTCTCGCCCCCCAAAGCGCCGGGAAATTTCGGGATACGACATCAGCGTGAGCTTCTTCGCGAGATACATCGCGATCTGGCGCGGACGGACGACGTTGACGGTTCGGCGCGCCGACAAAATATCGGCAACGGCGACGCCGAAATGCTTGCCGACGACACACTGAATATTCGCGATTTTGAGGCGATCATCGCGCGGGCCGATGAATACGTAAGTGCCGTCCTCTGCGTAGTCGTGGCGGACGATCACCACCTGATTGCGACACTCGGCAACGTCGATGGCTGTATCTTCCGGATCGCGGTCAATGATCTCGATCTTCTTCGGCATCACGGGCGCCGGCGGCGGTAGCATCAGGTAACCCGGCAGCGGCCGGGCACCGAGACGCGCAAGCCGGAATGGCCGCTGCGCCGCCTTCGTCCTCAGGTCGTCAATCGTCTCTACAGCAACCTGCATCACGCACCTCACCTGTCCAGCCGATTGCCGTTGTGCCAGCCGTGGCAGAAACGGCAGTGATAGGAGACGAGGCCCTTGAAGCGGCGCGCACCGCGCTTTGCCTTCTCATAGGTCTCGTATTTCGTTTTGCCGCGGCATGCTGACGTGAACGTGCCGAAAGCCTGAGCCGCCGGGCCGCGCATCTTCACCAGGCCAAAGGCGGCTACGATGTCATCGGAGTTGAGTTCGGTTCGGCTCACGGTCGGCATCAGCGCCTCCCCTTGGCTTGAGCCACGGCGCGATGAACAGGGCGACCAGCGTCCGCCAGAAGAAAGCCCAGGGAGGTTTCTTGCTGGGATCGAGACGAGGTAAGTTTGCGATCGGCATCGACGATCCTCTTGGCCTTGCGGCGCGTTGGAATTTCGAGAGGTGCGGATTCGAGGGATAGGACTTGCTGGCGCGCCAACTCCTGATGGTGACGAGCGCGAGCCAACGCCATGGCCTGCTCGATCATTGACCACCAGCGAGGCTTGGCGTCCTCCATCAAAAGCTCGAGCAGTTCGAACCCGTGGTCGGACTGGAGAAGCGCGCGCAGCTCCTCGACGGAGTAATCACGGGTCTCGGCGAGGCGGTGCTTTGCGACCCGCTCGGTCATTTCGATGTGCTTCGTGCGAAACAGTAGATCGCAGAGAAACCCCCATGTTTTACGAGGTTCCTTGATTTTCAAGAGCGCGTTGACCGCGCTATTGACACTCAATCCGATACCCAAAACGGAGAAATCGATACCCGTTTCGGCACCCCCGCTTTTTGCGGAAATCGATGACGTGAGCGATGATGTGCTCATGATGAATTACGCCTTCGAGAATGAAGTGATCGAGTTCGAAGCGAAGCTGCGGAACGCGATGTGGCTTCTCTTGCGCGCCACGCCGGCGACGATCGCGGCGATACCGGCCTCGAGTTCGGCAGTTACTTCTGCCGAAGGGATGACCGACGATGTCGGCTTCTCCGGCAGATCAATGGAGAAAAAGGGTTGCTCGTCTCTCCGAGCTGTCACCGCTGGTGAGCCCATCTGTGCGGTTGCAGGGAGGCCGCTCACTGGCCTTTCGGACGCGCCATCGCGCGAATTGAGTGCCGTCTCTCCGGCTGTCACGCCCATGGTGCTGCACTCTTGCCTGCCCGTACTAGCCGCCGAGACCGGCGCCGGCTTGCAGGGTTCGGGGCTCATGCTGGGAACAGGACGTTTTCCCGCTGCCTCGCGAATAGAAAGGACGGCAGCATGATCAACATGCGCCGCCAAGGTGTCCGCTCGGGACGAAGACGGAGCGGATTCGAGAAGTGGATTCGGGAGAGATGTCGTCACGCCGCCTCTCCTGTCTTGGAGACCGAGGGCGCGCGCATGAAGTCTGCTTCGTCGAGATCGATACCTTCGGTTCGAGCGTATGCGAGCAATTTCACCGCATCAGCGTGGGGAATGACGCCGCCGGTGCCCTCGCGCGCGCCAGACGGGTAAGTCCATCGATAGACGCGGGAGATGTGTTTCCCCGTGACGCGCGCGGCATTCTCGTAGCCGATGCGGTCAAGGATCGATTTTGCCGGGTCCATGTGCATGGTCGGCATTTTTGCGATAATCGCGATTATCGGTCAAGCGATATTTGCGATTGTCGCGATAGATTTCTTTGCGATATTCGCAAATAATAACGACATGAACGACTTACGTGAAAAGCAGCGTATCTGGTTAAGCGAGAAACTCGCCGCCCGCGGCCATGGCTCGCGTGGCGAGTTGGCGAAGCATCTAAATGTTCGCAACGACGCGATTACGCGGATGACGAACGCTGAAGCCGGCAAAGAGATTCGGGAGATATCGCTTCAAGAGCTGATGGGCATGGCCGAATTCTTTGGGGAATCTCCTCCTGGGCTTGTCGATATGCTCAAGGCGGCCCTTCAACGGGTTTCCGACGATTCCGGGGCCGACTTTGCCGAGGATCGCCGTCCGCGCACTCCCCCGCCCCGAAAGTTGCTCCGGACCTCCAAGCATAAGTTTTACGTCATGGAGTGGCGGAAATTCATGGTTGGCGATCGAGTCGAAGGCGCCGCCAAGGCTGCCGGCATGCCGATCGATGAGTATGAGGCATTCGAAACCTACCCGATCAACTTCACATTGGCGCAAATCGCCAGCCTGGCCGATGAGTTCGGGATCCGCGGCGATCAATTCTGGTTTCCGCCGCCGAAAACTAGGCGCGCGCCTACGCCGGCGGCGCCGGCAAGGAAGCGAGCGCACAGGTAGGCCTCAGATGGAAATTATCGCCGCGTGGGTCATTTTGTCATTCATCGTCGCCGCCGCGGCCGGCGGCAGAGGACGTAGTGGCGCTGGCTGGTTCCTGTTGGCGATCGTCATTTCTCCAGTCCTTGCGCTGATTTTCGTTCTCGTTATCCCGAACCTGGCCGCCGAAAAGAAGGCCGAAGAACTTGCGGCACTAGATCGAAAGCTGCGACCGGCGTCCTTCGGGGGTCGATCAGACCGCGTAACCGTCAATCGGAGCGAGCGGCCGTTCGAGCCTGACGGCGTGTTCAGCGGTTTCCCCTATCGAGTAGCTGAAGACGGCTCCATTCTGGCTATCATGCAAGGTGCGACAGTGAAGTTTGGAGATATGGACCGCTTCGTTTCAGCCGTTAACCCTCACCCTCAATAGAGCGCTGTTCCCAGCGATGTTCGATCGGAATGCATTTGAGGCGGAGTAGCAGGATTGACGACGAAGTCAGACGATTATCGAGAAAACGCGCGCAACTGCGCCGAGCTTGCCGCCGAAGCCAAGAACGAGCCGGCACGGAATCGCTACAAGCGCATGGAAGCGGCATGGCTTGCGCTCGCGGAAGAACAGGATTGGCTTGACGGGAAGAAGGCACCTGACACTGATAAATGAGCCTGTCCTCCCTCTCCGATGAATCGGTCCTCCGATACCACACCAACATGCGATCAATGGTGGCGTTGGGTATCGGCGTCGATGCTCGCACGTTTCTGGGTGAACAGGCGAGGAAGCGCGCCAAGGCCCTTGAGGATGAACTGACGCGGCGCGGGATAGAGTTCGAGCCGATTGCTTGGCCGGAATAGAAACCCCCGCCGGAGCGGGGGTTGGTATCTGTCGAATGTTCTGTTCCGTAGTGGCTTAACCTGCTCGAAGGTTGCCAGCCGACTCTTTGCCGCGATCCTGAACAATCTCGTAACTGATCTTATCGCCTTCATTGAGCGAGCCAAGCCCAGCTTTCTCGACTGCCGAGATATGAACGAAAACGTCCTTGCCGCCGCTATCTGGCTGAATAAAACCAAAACCCTTGGTCGAGTTAAACCACTTCACTGTGCCTGTCGCCATGTTTCGTCTCCTGGAGAAACCCTCCTGCACCAAGCCCCAATTCTCTGCTGACGGCAAGCTGTTTCGAGCAGAGATAACCCCGCCGGAGCGGGGTTTGTTTTTTGATGATCAGCGGATCAACCGGCGCTGCCGATCCTTCCTGTCTGCTTCGATCGCGCCCTTGATCGACTGCGCCGCCAAAGATGTTTCATTCCGGCAGGCCGAATAACCCTGCGCATCCTGATCTTCGATACGTTCCGTCGCCAGTGCTTCGGACGCCATGGTGTAGGCAAGCTCGTTAGTTGCCAGATGATCCCGAAGTTTGGCCTTCGGATGAAGTCCGCGATCCATCTTAAGCTTCTTGGCCGTGCCGCCGAGAAGCGTCTGATTGGTCACATCAGTGATCTGGGCGTACTGCCATCCGGCAGCGATCCCGCGCTCCTTCAATGTGTCGGTAAAGCCGCGACGGGCCACCTTGCCGTGATTACGAACTTCGATGCGTGCGGCATCTTCCCGCCGCTGGCGGTTTTCGCGGATCTCCGGAATGAGAGATTCGTCGCCTCGCTTATAGCGGAGGAACACATCACGGATTTCAACGCCAAGACGCGGCGACAAATATTCGGCATAGGCCAAAGCCAGGTTCTCATTGACCCAAGTCCCGCCGTCACGGCCGGTCTTCGTATAAACTACTGATTTGATTTCATCTTTCGAGTAATTACCGGATTTTCCGGTAATTTGCCTCAAGAGCGCCATCTGGGAATTGGTCGTGTTCGGGTTAGCCATCCAGTCGGAAGGCCTCTGGTTTTTGCTGAACCCAGCCGCCCGATGAATATCGTTCAGGCAAACACGCCCTTGATCGTCAACGCGGATACGGGAGGTCTTGAACAGCATCACTTTCATTTCAGCCATAGTCCACAAGTCCTTCTAGACTGTGGCCCGCATGTCGCTGGACATTCTGTCCTGGTTGTCGGAAAAACGACCCCGGAAGTGGGAGGCGTGAGTCCGAATGGGCCACGAGCTTCAACAATGAAGGGCGGTTTCCGTTAGCGCGGGCCGCCCTTCGGCTTTTGGCGAATCGCCAAGAGGTCAAGCTACGCCCGGAATCGGTTCCATTGAACCGGCCGCCCGTGATTTTCATGGGGAAACTGTGGATGCCTCGGGCTACCCCCGTTCAATCCGCACTCCTTAACCGCCTCATCGTGAACTCGATCTCGCCGCCGGGTAGTTCACGCCAGGATTCCACGACGCTCATGTATGCCGCCGCCGGCCATCGATCGAGGAACGCCCTCGCCGTCTCGCGGGCTTGGTCTCGCGGCTGGGTGAAGGTCTCGCGCGCGAAACCGTCGTCAGCCCTCGCCTTTCGGCGTCGGGCCGCCATCCGGTCAGCTAGGTCTTTTGGGGTGCGGTAGGCCATCGCGATTACTCGGTGCCGGGCCTCGAATGTAGGGCGCCGCCGGCGGGTTTGGGAGTCTCTCCGGGAACCGAGGGCTGGCCCCGGGCTTGTTCCCGCAATCCAACAAACACGGGAGAATGCGATGGTAGACGATTTGAGTAACCGAGGCGCACAAGACCGTAGCCGGATCAGCATGAGCGAAGAGCACGAGGTCAAGTATTGGACCGAGGCGCTGGGTGTGTCGCGTGAGCAATTACAGCGCACCGTCGACAAAGTCGGAAACTCAGCGGCTGCGGTTCGAAAAGAACTTGGAAAATAGGCTCAAAGGAAAGGCGCGGATTGCCGCGTCTTTCGATAATTCAAATAGATTTATGACACTTGGACGCTCGCGGTCGATAACAGTAGATCGTCGAAAGCCTCCCTCACCCGATCGCGCAAAGCGTCCGGCACCATCTCGATAATGGAGCAATCCGGGTCTGTCGGATGTGGCCTGCCGACGAGTGGAATGATCTTGCCCTCAAGAAATGGTCCGGGATCTGACTGACATTCGAATTCGACGTCTGGAAAACGCTTTGTGAGCCCGTCGGCGATCAGCGCCTTCTGGATCTCGGTCGCGTTATCGTCGAGGCCGTAGATGAACTTGGTCATGCCGCGGCCCTCGCCTCATCTGGCACGCGACCATGATACGCCAGCAACACCGGCTCGTGGGCATCCTCCGCTTCAGCGTCGACGATCTGCGAGAACGCGATCACGCCCGGCACGCTTTCTGCGAGATAGCGAGCCTTGCGCTGAGCGTCCTCGGCGCTGGCGACGTCGTAAATTCGCCCTTCAACAAGGCGATTTTTCGCGCCAACTTCAAACACTTGAACGAAGAACATCTCTTTGTAGGCCATCGGTACGCTCCTGTTACTTTGGTTTCTTAATGGCCAAATGCTGACTCGGGTTGAAGAACAAATCAAGAACGAAGATTGGTGCCGCTGAATTATTTTTGCGATTGTCGCAATTTCGCTGTTGACTAAATTCGCGATTGTCGCAAATATCACTCCCATCAGCCACCCCGATGGGAGCGCATCGAATGTCCGAGCAGAGCCCAACGCCATTTCAGTTTGAGGGCCGGAATGTCCGGTTGATCGAGGTCGACGGCGAGACTTGGTTTGCCGCCGGCGACGTCGCCCGCGAGTTGGGTTACCGCGATGCCGCCGACCTAATCCGGACACTCGACGCCGACGAGAAGGGTACGCACACTGCGCGTACCCTTGGCGGGGACCAGCAGATTGCCATCGTCTCCGAGCCCGGCGTCTATCGTGCCATCGTCCAGCGCCGCGCCAACAAGAAGCACGACGCCAGCCTGTCAGCGAAGATTGCCCGCTTTCAGCGTTTCGTCTTCCACGACGTGCTGCCGTCGATCCGGCAGACCGGGTCCTACAGCCCGGCCCCCGCCTTCCCGGTCCCGCAAACCATGGGCGAAGCGCTGCGGCTCGCCGCCGACCTGTCGGACAAGGTCGCGGAGCAGAAAGCCGCGATCGCATCGCTGGCGCCGAAGGGTGACTTCTTTGATCGCTTCGTCGAGGCCAACGGCCTCTACGGTTATCAGAACGCCGGACGCGCGCTGAATTGCCGGCCTAACCTGTTCGCTCGTTGGCTGCGTTCGAAATACTGCTTCGATGCCGGCGGCGCACTCGTCCCCTATCAGCAATATCTCCAGTCCGGCTTTTTCGACGTCAAGAACTTCATCGGTGACGACGGCAAGGCCCGCCCGCGCGGCTACATCACGCCGAAGGGGCTCGAATACTTCTCCACTCGCGTTCCGCCGGAGATCAAGACGCGCAGCGCTCCCCCGCCCTCCAACCCGGGGGCAATATGATGTCATCCTCCACCAAAGACTTCCTCTCCTACATCGCCTCAGAAGCAATCACTGCGGTGATCGATGCAGTGAGTGCTGTTGCTGCCGGGGTGATGGTTCTGATCGTCACCGCGGCCTGGCGGGGGATGATCTGATGATCCCCGGTGCAGCATACCTGATGAAGCTCCCGCCGGCGGAACGACAAGCCGCGGTCGAGGCCGCGCTGGAGGCGGTGCGGGAGAAGTCCGCCGAGATCACGCGCATCAACAAAGCCAGGACGCCGGACCCGCGCACCGATCTGCAATACAAGACATGGCGGACAATGAAGCTGTTCGCGGTGCCGATCGTGCGCCATTCGGATCGGCTGGCCTCGATCGAGGTTTCGCGCGACGGGGACGCAGCGGGCAAACACGCCTTCATCCCGCTGCGCTCGGCGCCGATCGTGTTGCCGGAGAGCCGTGATCCGCTGCAACTGGTCCTGATCGGGAAATCGATCGCGAAGTGGATCGCGGAAAAGCAGGGCGTCAGCCTGTCCGCCGTCCCCGTCGATCTGGTCGGAGATTGGTCCGACGACGACCGCGAGCTTTGGACGCGGCTCCGTGCGCTCGCTGGCCACATCAACGTGAACATCCATCGTGGCGGATCGGCTCGCAAGCCTCGCCGGATGCTTTTGTCGAGGAGTGAAGCGGCATGAGCAACGTTGTCCGCTTCCCCTCACCTATTTCAACGCAATGCACCGCCAGCACCATGCCGGCGATGGATACGGCAGAGCACCGGCGCCGCGCGGTGCAGGGTTTCTATTCAGCCGAGCGTCGCGCCGGCGTCGATCCTCTCACCGCAAACGACCGCGCGGATGAATTCGCACGCAAGCTCGAGATCGTTGCCCGCGAAATGGGGATGCAGCAATGACCGAGTTTTGGCCCATTGCGTTCGTTGCAGTCGTTCTGCTCGGCGTCGTCGTCTACGTGATCTATCGCGCGGAAATGGAGAGCCGGAAGCGTCCCGCGGGTGAGGATACCGAGTTCGGGAGCCATCCGCTATGATTGCTCCGCGAAATCCTCGGCACCGCGATAACGCGCACCTGGCATTCGTCCGCCAGCAACCCTGCTGCGTCTGCCCGCCGGGCTCAAACCGCAGATGCGAAGCTGCTCATATCCGAATGGCCTGCCCGGCACGCGGTAAGCGTTCGACGGGAATGCAGGAGAAGCCATCGGACATGTGGACGGTGCCGCTCTGCCCGTATCACCACCGCGTCGGCGTGGATTCCCAGCACGCGAACAACGAACGTGCATGGTGGACGTTGCGCGGCATCGATCCGTTCGCGATCGCGCTTCAACTTTGGGACCTGTCTGGCGGTGCCGAGCGCGCCAAGCGTCCGCAGATCGTGAAACCGCGAAAGATCAAGGCCCGCAAGCCGCCGGCGCAGCGAAAGAAAATCCAGTCCGGCCGCAAGATCCAATCCAACCCCGTCATTCAGTCGCGCGGTTTCGATCGTCGGCATCATGAAAGGCCTTCAGCATGACCACCATTGAAGAAATCTACGCCGCGATCAATCCGCTACCTGCGATGCTGTCGGCAAAAGGAAGGGTAAAACCGCGTGTCGCCATTGAATTCGAGGCTAATTCCCGCGTCACCGTTTGGCTGTATTGGCAAGCTGACAAGCCAAGATACGGCGGCGAAGAGGAGTTGAAAGGCGCGCGTGGCGATACGGCTGACGAGGCGATTGCGGAAGCCATTGCCACTATCACGGCGATGCCGAGCATCAAGGATGCAAGGCTTCACGCCTTCATGGCGGACCTCGGCCGGCTGATCGATGACGGACGCTCCGTTGGCGTCGACATTGAATATCTCAACCCGCTCACCGAAACGATGAAGCGGCTTTCCGAGAACATCATTACTTACCAGCCGTCGCGTCGGCTTGATGCTGTGCGCGGGGAGATGGCGCATGTTTAGGGTTGGGCAGAAGGTGGTGTGCGTCGATGACACCGGAGATCGGTTGAACCGATGGGAGACGTTCCCGGTAAAGGGTGCGATCTATACCGTTAGAGAGGTATTTGCCACATCGGTTCGTTTGTACGAGATCGTAAACCAGCCGGGATTTTACCGCCGTGACGACGGGTTTGATACTTTCGACGAACTGCGCTTCATGGCGACCCGCTTCCGCCCCATCGTCTCACGCCCTACCTCTATTGAGTTTGCCCACGAAATCCTGCGGAAGGTGAATGCGCCGGGTCGGGTGACGGAGGTGGCGCGTCATGGCTGAGATTTGCAACGCCATTATCAAGTCGGCCCGCATCACTGACGATGACCACGGCCTACTGACGGTTTGGCTTGACCTCGATTATGGCGGATCAGGCCAAGGCTTCGGCGGATATACGCTGTACCTGCCGAAATCATTCAAGCATCACAACCCGCAAGGACCGAACTACGCCGGTCATTTCATCTGGCGGGTGATGGAGATCGCTGGCGTTAGCGATTGGAGCCAACTACCCGGCAAGACCATTCGCGCTCGGAAAGAGCACGTTAGGGTTCACGCAATCGGGCACATCGTCAAAGACGATTGGTTTTGTCCGTCCGAGGAATTCGCCCTTACCGCCGCCTCTAAGTCTGGTGGCCCCGATGAGTAAACCCGATTTTGAACTCCTTCGCAGCAGCAAGGCAATCGCCTGCCGCCGTCAGGTGAATGGAGAATCCGGCGGGGCGACTGTTCACTGCATCGTTCTTGCGGATGGCCTGATCGTCGATTGCGGTTCGGATGGTTATGCCGAAGAACGCGCAAAGACTCTTGCCGACGCGGTGAACGCCTTTGGACCTGACCGATTTGCATTCGGGAGGGCCGGCCGATGACCGACCCAAGCAAGATGCCGGCGAGGACTCCGGGGCCGTGGTTCGTTCGAGACTTCCGCGCCAGCGAAATGCAGCGCTTAGGCTGGATCGGCCCGAGCATAGACAGAATTTTGATTGTCAATAATGCGGACCCGCGTGACGAAACCGGGTGCGTAATTGCGCGCATACAGTTCGACAACAGGCCAGAACGACTTGGCGAAAACAATCTAGCAGACGCGCAGTTCATCGTCGAAGCCTGCAACCAGCACGACGAACTGAAACGCCGCACCGACATTGCGGAGCAGCTTGCAGAGGCGCTGGACTCCATCCGCCAATACGGCTCCGACACTCTGTCAGGCCGCGCAGATGGCGGCCCGAACGACCGGGACTGGCAACGGGACGCTGTCCGCGAAATGACACGTCGTGCCAGCGCCGCTATCACCGCATGGGAGGCGAGCAATGGTTGACCTCTCAGACCTCATTGCTCGGGTGGAGCGCGGGCAGATCAAGGCGCTCTCGATCAAGCAGCCGTATCCGCATCACATCTTCCACGACGGCAAGGATGTGGAGAACCGTGACTGGGCTACGCGCGGCCGTGGCTGGTTCATCGTCCATGCTGGCGTGAGCAAGACCGAGCTCGACAAAGACGATCCGCGCGATATGGCGTTGCCTCGCGGCGGCGTTGTCGGCATGGCGCGCATCGTCGATTGCGTGACGCAGATGGATAGCCGCTGGTTCTTCGGAAAATACGGATTCGTTCTGTGCGACGCATTCCCGATTCCGCTAGTGCCCTGCAAAGGCGCGCTCGGGTTCTTCGACTTGCAGCCTGAAACTTACGCAGCGATAGCAGCCATCCTCAAGGCCCGTCAGGCGTCCAATGGTGATCGCCATGCAGGGGAGAAGGGGGAGTGAATGGACGCGCCTATTACAACGAGATTGATCCCTTCGCAGCGCAATGGCTCCGAAACCTCATCGCTGCCGGACACATCGCGCCAGGAGACGTTGACGAGCGAAGCATCGTCGATGTCAGGCCAGACGATGTGCGAGGCTATACCCAATGTCACTTCTTCGCCGGGATTGGCGGATGGAGCTATGCCCTTCGGCTCGCAGGATGGCCTGACGACAGACCTGTTTGGACAGGAAGTTGTCCATGCCAGCCGTTCAGCCTCGCGGGGAAACGGCAAGGCTTTGCCGACGATCGACACCTCTGGCCTGTCTGGCGATCTCTTATTCAAAACAATCAGCCTGGAATTGTCTTTGGAGAACAGGTTGCGAGCGCGGCTGACTGGCTCCGGCTTGTGCGAAGTAACATGGGCTCCATGGGCTACGCTTTCGCAGCGCGTCCTTTTGAGGCCGCGAGCGCGGGTGCGGACCATCTCAGAGACAGATATGGGTTTGTGGCCTACCGCGCGTGCGAACAAGTGGGGTCCGCCGAACAGCCATGGCAACACGGCGATGTTTCAGGTGTCGCCCTGGGCGACACCTGCGGCGCGGGACTATCGGTCGGACAGGTCGCAGAAGTCGAGCGAGGAAATGTATGGCTCGAAAGGCCGGCCACTGCCGAGGCAGGCACTCGAAGCGACTTGGCCCACGCCGAAATCGTCACAGACCCACGGCAACGGGTACGAGAAAAGCCGCAACGGGTCGATCACCCCCACGCTCAACGGAGTGACGGGAGCAGCGAGCTTTCCTGGGTCTTTGGCGCCGATGGAAAAGCCAGGCGGGTTAAACCCGGAATTTGTCTGCTGGCTCATGGGGTACCCAACCGAGTGGGTCTCTTGCGGGGCTTCGGTAACGCTATCGACCCGCGCGCGTTCGCGCAATTCATCCTCGCGGCAGACGAAGCAATCGGAGCCTCAGCATGACAATGGATAAGACCGAGATGATGGCGCTGGCGGACAGCTCGACCCAAGCCGAGATCACGAGAATCAAGGCGCTGTTTGCCCCATCCCGAGGTGGAGACAAGGAGGACTTGCCCTCGTATGCAAAGGAAGTAGCCGCCCTCCGGCTCGCCGCAGGTGCAGGCGCGAGGGCGGTGAAGGTGCGCCATCTTGATTGGGGCGAACCATACCTGAATGAAATCAAGGAGACTGCGGTTAGCGCTCATTCGTGGTGCGGGCGATACATTGCTTCCGATCACGGCTGGTTTCTGTGCGGGCTAACGCAATGGAACGAAGCGGCGAATATCGCCGCCGCCAAAGCCGCAGCGCAAGCCGACCACGAAGCACGCATCCTATCCGCCCTCATCCCCGAGCCGGTGAAGGCCGGTGACGAGCCGGATTGGCGCGATGACCCCACTCAAGATGAACGCTGGAATGCCGGCTGCGATTTCGCGATGGAGCAGCTTTGCAAGGCGCTCGATGTTGATCAGGCATCGGTGAGTTGGGATGCCGCGACCGAAACCGTTGACGGCGACGTTCAATCCGTCATCTGGAACATATTGCGCGCTCGCATGGGCGAAAATTGGGATCCTGACGCAGCCGCAAAGGCCGGTGACGCGGTGCTGCTGCGGGAGCGACCGTCTGATTGTTCCAACCCGATGACGTGCGGTTGGCATCATGTCAGCACCGATCCAGAGATCAACATGTGGCTCTGCTTGCAATCGGGTTGCACCCACATGCCGCATGCCCTCTCCACGGCGCAACCCGACACCGCCGCGCAAGGCGGCAACCAATCTGACGGCGGCGGGGGAAGCAGACCCGCATTTAAAGAAGAACGGATTGAAACGACTAACGTTCACGAGGATCGGACAACCTCGCTGGCAGCCGTTCGCCAGATGGCCGGAGTAGCGCCCGGCCCGTCAGATACCGCCCCTGCGGAGCCGGTGAGCGCGGACGATGTTGCGCGGACTATGTGGTGCGCAGGCTTCAAGCGCGCCTTTGACCGCGAGCCGTCCGACCCGTGGGAGAACCAGGGCGATGCTGTGATGCGTCCGCACCTCGACACGGCCCGAGTCCTTCTCGACAAATTCAACATGACGACGAAAGCCCCGCCGCGCTCCGTCGATGTGGAGGCGATTAAACGCGCAATTGAGGACCACGTATGGACGGAAGATAGCTCCAACCTGAGCGGTGTTGACGAAGCCGCCCGTTCCATTGCGGCGATGATCGAGGGGTCGCGGTGATGAGAGCCGTCAAATTTATCGCTAAACTACTACTCGCGATTGTCGTCGGTTCTTTGACGGTCATCGGGGCTATTGCTGCCGTCTCCCTTACAATTCACGCCTCGCCAGCAATGCAGGAAAATATCTTTTTTGCAGGCGCGATTGTCGCCGTTCTTTGCATCGGTTGCGCTGTTGTTTTTGGAGAAAACCGCCCATGACGCCTAAGCAACAATACGAAGCCCGAAAGGCTGAACGGCAGAAGTTGAAAGACTTGGATTTTCAAACTCGCCAAAAACAGAAACTCTTATGTTGATGGATATGCTCGACCGTTTCGTGACTGCGGCCGAACGGATCGCCGACGCTTTGGAGCCACGCCCATGACGACTGACACGAAAGCGCCGTTCGGACAGTTCCGCCGTAAGCAGATTGCCGAGCTTCGGCCATGGCAAGCCGGCGACGACATGACCGGCATCAGTGTTTCGGCAGAGGACACGAAGGCTGGATCGCCAAAAGCCGGCGACATGATAGCTCGCAATCCGAAGAACCACGCAGATCAATGGCTAGTCGCAGCGGCTTACTTCGCGGACAATTTCGAGCCGGTGAGCGCCACCCCAACGGCACCGACGCCGAGCGCGGCAAGGGAGAGGATTGCGCTCGGTGACATCGTGAGTATGGCTGAAACCTCGCCTTACTTTTCCGATTGGCGCGGCATCACGATGAAAGTTGTCGGGCTCCATCTTGCGCCTGACGGTACAACGTGGGCCGACGTTATCGAAGGCGAGCAGCGGCATCGCGGCAACGGTCGGTATGACGGTGAGACAACCGATATCGACACGACACACCTAGATGTGATTGAGCGGGTCGCAGCCCTCCCGCCCGACGCAGCCGCGATCAGGGCGGCGGCATTCGAGGAAGCGGCGCTCACTGACGTTGCTGCCGAGCGGAAGCGCCAGCGTGAAGTCGAAGGTTGGACGCAGGAACACGACGACGAGCATGATGATCGCACCATGGCGGCTGCGGCAGCAGCATACGTTTTCGCGAACGACTGCGGTGTGGCGCACACGGTTGACGGCGAAGAATATCTCGTCGAAGGCCGCGAGTTATGGCCTTGGGATTTGAAGTGGTGGAAGCCGAAGGACCGCCGCCGCAACCTCGTGCGCGCTGCTGCCTTGATCGTCGCTGAGATCGAACGGCTCGACCGCGCCGCCGCCATTCGTGCCGCCGGGAAGAAGTGAAATGAAGCTGATGGAAGCAAAAAAGCGCCGAGTTCAAGCAAAGGCATCGGCGGTCCTTGTCGAAATAATCGTCAGTGTCTCGTTTTTATTCGTCATCGTTTTAATCATGGTCTGCCTGCCGTGGAAATATCAGGCCGGTGCAGGCGTCGCCGCCGGCTACTTGATCGGCTTATGGCGGCACACACAACTTTCAATTTTTGACAATGGGGATGAGAACAATGGGTGACACGGCGAAACTAACCGGCGGTGCCGCGAAGGACTATCAACGCGCGGCGGAAACAATATCGGCAAACATCAACACCATGCGCGCCACCATCGAGCAGCAAGCCGCCTCGTTCGCCGCGAAGGACAAGGAGATCACCGCGCTTCATGAGCGATGTAATGCGCTGGATCAAGAACACAAAACCAATGCAGTCTTTATTTCCGATCTGCAAAGACGAATTGCTGAAACTAAATCCCGCGCCGAGCAGGCAGAGCGCGCGTTGGCCGTCCTTGCGCCGGTACGCGACATGCTGATCCTTTGCGACGAACTCGGCGGGATACAGCCGGGCGAAGGGATGGCCGGTTACTTGCGTCGGTTGATCGATGAAGTCGCCAGCAAGGAGTGTGAACGCGCCTTCGTCGCACAGCATGGCTCCGATAGCAGAGAGGGGAAGTGAGAGATGGCCGATAGTTTCACAATCATAAAGTTCGAGCATGATGGAGACGACGCGAAGATCATCAGCCCAATGCCGGCAGATGAATCTGTTGTTGAGGTCCGTCTTGATGACGGCAGTATCCAACGCGCGTGGTTCGGCTGCAACATCATGGACGCGGGAGACTACGACTTCGTCCCGGTCAATGATGCCGATGAGCCCGACATGGAGCGTGCTAGCATCGCAGATCGTGTCACCGCGTGGCGGGCCGTCCACCCATGAACCAGCGAGCACTAGAACCTAGCGCCCTTGCCATGCTCAAGTGGATGCATGGCGCGCAAGCCGAATTTGAGCACTTCGCGCCCGGCATCAAAGCCGGGCTTCTCGAACAGGCCCAGGAATGCATCACCGCATACGAAGCGCACCTCAGGGCAGAGGGATTCGTCGTGGTGAGAGCCGAGCCAACCGACGAGATGCTGAAAGACGGCGCGATGCAGATAGCGATGAACGCGCAGCGCGTTATGACCGCTGAGAGAAAGGCTTGGTACGTTTACCGCGCCATGCTTTCCGCAGCCACAACGGGAGAGAATAGTGACTAAACCCACGATCGCAGAACGCGGTTGGCTCGGAATCGTCATTGACGATCACCTTCGGCCTGCGCTCAAGGATGCGGAATCAATCGCGTCCGACCTTGACCAGATCGAACTTTGCGACCGTCCCGGTTGCGGGCTCATGTTCGACCGCCGCGACGTGCGACACGGATCCTTCCAATCCGGCGGCCTCACATATCGATACTGTCCGGCCTGCGAGATCGAAGCAAAGGCTGCAGATCGCCTCCCCTCTCCCCCAAAGGCGGAGGGGTAAGGGATGGCTGTACCTTATGCCAGTGCAACTAGCGGAGCAGCGGCGCGTGACGAGATCACCAAGACGCTGCGGAAGTTCGGCTGCGAGTCTGTCGGCTTCATGGACGACTTCGAAAACTACTCGCTGCTGCTCGTATTCAAACATCGCGGACGACAAATGCAGTTGCAGGCGTCGGCCAAGGGCTGGGCTGCGCTGTATCTGCGTGAGAACCCTTGGAACCATCGTCGGTCAGGAAACCAGCACGACTACGAGCAAAGGGCACTTCGTCAAGGACTGATCGCGGTCAACTCAATCCTGCGGGATTGGGTGAAGGGCCAAGTGATGGCTGTCGAGACCGGCATTCTATCGTTCGAAGCCGTGTTCATGCCGTACATGCTGACCGACAACGGGCAGACGCTAATCGAGCGCGTTGGATCGGCAGGTTTGTTGCCGGCACCCACCGCCCCGGAGCGCCCATGAGCAGGGTGGCGGCTCTCACCATGGACGAGGCGGCAAAGGCTCTGCGGAAATCCCGTAGGTGGCTGCACGATTGGCTTGCCAAAAACCCTGTTGATGCCGCCGGTCGGCCGTTCTGCTCCAAACTTGGCAGGACTAGGCTTTTCCGTGAGACTGATATCGAACGCATCCTAGACGCCGCACGAGAGCAATCATGCCGCTCAAACTCGTCCCGCCCCGCGCCGGCAAGTCGCCAAACTGGACGATCCGGGGGTCGTATTGCGGAATCCCTGTGGATCGAAGCACAAAAACTCATCGGGAAGCCGCTGCCCGTCGCGAACTCGCCAAGCTCGAAAAAGCCATCGAATGTGGTGAGTATCCGCCAAAGCGACCAGAACCAGACGCCCCAACCTTCCTGAGCGCAGCGGTGAAATACATGCGATCAGGTGGCGAGCGGGAGAACGTGGGGCGGCTCATCGCTCACTTTGGTGAGAAACCCCTTACCGAGATCGGCCAACCCGAAATCGATGCCGCCGCGCTGGAGTTATATCCCAACGCCGCACCGGCCACCCGCAATCGCAAGGTCTACACGCCGATTTCTGCGATCCTGCATACGGCTGGAATCGATATCCGGCTCAAGCGCCCTGCCGGTGCCAAGGGGCGCATTGTCACGCAGTTTCTACGGCCGGAGGATGCCGCCGCCATCATCAGCGCCGCCGAGCAAGAGGACCCGGCATTCGCCACTCTGCTTGCGCTTCTGGTCTATTCGGGATGCCGGATTGGCGAAGTCATGCGGATGAAGATCGAGGATCTGAACCTTGATCACCGCTGGGCTTATATCGGCAAGACGAAGAACGGCGACCCGCGCACGGTGCTGTTGCGCGCCAGCCTGGTAGGCCCGTTGCAGGATGTGGTTGGAGGGCGCACGGAAGGCCCGTTATGGCCGTTCCGGGCTGGCGGCGGGCTCAAGGACCGCCTTGTGCGCGCCAAGCTACGCGCCTGCGGCGTGGCCGGGCCAAAGCGCCAGAAGGGCAAGTCTCGCCGGATACCGCACCACCGGCTTAGCTGGGCCGGATTCCATGCCTTCCGGCATACATGGGCAACGTGGATGCGCCGCTACGGCAAAACCGACGTGCATGGCCTTGTGGCAACCGGCAACTGGCGGGACCCGCGAAGCGCCGCCAGATATCAGCATGTCGCGGCCCATAAGGAGTGGGCGCTTGTCGAAGAACTCCCCGACGTAATGTGGAAAATCCGTGGAAAGGCCAAACGGGAATGA